TCCTTCAGAACCTTCAGTGCTAGGCAGTTCAATGGTGTTGTTCTTTTGATGCTTGCCATTGCTTGTCGTTCCGAAAAGTGTGGACATAGATGCGACACCAAAGTTTGTGTCCCATTTGTTTTTTCCAGTGAAGTGAGCATTGAGGCGAACACCATAAGATGCCAGCCATTGTTGTAAGTCTGAGTCAAGGGCGTAGGCTTTTTGATGGGCGTTGATTTCAACGCGGAGTTCCTGCGGTTTATACTTCTGAACAAACTCTTCAATTGCTTGCCTAATCTTTTGTGGGTTGGGCTCTGCCATATTTAGGCAGTCCAACACATAAATCTTTCCGTCCATTCTGTTATAAGTCATAGCCACAAAAGCAGCGTGCCCTGCCATAGCAGGGTCAAACCCAATTACTGTGTAACCTTCAACTTGAGCAGGGTGTCCTGCAGCGCCAGGTCTTAGCGGACCTCGCTTACGCATTCCATTTAAAGAACCCTGAACCAATTCAGGTGGAAATATAGAATCTTCAGTTACATCTTCTTGCTGATATACAAGAGCCCACGTAGACGGAGTAACTTCGCCTCTGCGCCGTGCAAGGGTCGGACCATCCCACTTAGGATATAGTCCCTCCTCATCTGGGGTGTCCGCATCGCCATCCCAGGCAACATCCGATTTAGGCCAGAGCGTAGTCCAGTCTTTCGGCTTATCAGCATACTGTAGAACAGCAGGCATACCCATATACGTAAATGGGCTTTTGCCGCTTGACCAATGCTTCGGGTCACGGAGTTCTTTATAAAAGTCATTCGGCGCAATTCGGGTTCCTACTACCAGCAACTTGCCGTTCTTACCCAAACGAGTAATAACTTCTTTCTGTAGCCAGTTAATCTGCTTCTCGTGTTCGTGAGCATTGGCTGTGGTTATACAGTCATCAAGAATAATCAAGTCAGCACGGGCACCATAGATTTGACCCCCCATACCGAGTGCCTGGATAGTCGGGTCTTTTTCAGATGAATCACGAGCATCGTTACCCAGATAGACGGTATCAACACGCCAGGTATCAGAGTCTTCTTTCCATCCCCCTTCTGGTCCAAAAGTTGTTTGCAACTTCAACCAGCGCGGGTGGCTTAACCTTTGCTTTATTGCGTACACGAATTCCCGTGCTTTGACTAACGTCTTAGAAACTACGATGATTCTAACATTGGGATTTAGCGCGATGCGGTAGGTAGAGTAATTCACCGTAATCACGGTGGACTTAGCGTGCTCAGGCGGCACGTTTACAAGGAGGCGGTGTTTATCGCCAGGCTCGTAAATCATATTAGGGTGGAGCCAACTAGGGTCTTTACCCTCTAGTAGGTCAATCCAGTCCTGATGGTGAGGGAAAACCCTCTGGTCCAGAAACATCTCAGAGAACTGTGGGAATGATACATCCTCACGGGCTACCCCTAGCGCTTTTAGGGAGTTCTCTTTAGCGCTTTCTTTGGCGTCAGCCAAATCCTGGGCAAACTGTTTATCCCTGGAAATCCAAATACGGACAGTGTCTGGCTTTTTGCCCAACTGTTCCATAGCCCTCTGCACTGGCATACCCTCAGATACCAGGGCCAAGACTTTGGCCTTGGCTTCAGCCATAGCCTTTGTCCTAGGGTTATTACCTTTCTGAAAAGTCACAGTATTGTCCCATCTGCAATAGTCTATACAGCCTGTCAGATACAAATAGAGATACAGTCTGTAACGCAAGCCCTAAAGGCTTGCTACTGCACGGGACTATAAATAGTCCCTACTATCTATTAATCCGTTCAAACAGCCATTCCGAACGGTTTATAACAAAAGTGTTATACAGATAACAGTCTAAATAGGACAAAATAGGACAGAACAGGGGCATAGGCTCTGTACGGAAAAATCTTTATCGGTGTGTACTATATAACTCTCAGCCAGTATTAAACAGTCTGGGGTCATCTAGACCCCATCCTGTTTGCTGATAGCGTGGACAGTGCTGTCTGGATAGCGCTGTCAGGGCTATCTATCTGGCTGACCTATCTGGTGCGCTGGCTAGGCTGCTCCGATAATCTGGCAGGCTGGCTAAAACTGCCCTCCTGATTATCTGTTCCAGCCTCAACCACTAGCCATCTGCGCCCTACAGTTATGCTGGCTCACCTGCCAGAAACGCACAGGGCAGAGTTGCCCTGAGTTTCTGGAGCGGTGCTCGCCACTCAAGTTCTGCTTGAGTGCGCTGCTCCAGCGTAGGAGTCAAACTGCTGGAGCGCTGTGAGCATAGCCCTGTGAGGGTGAAACTTGCTCTAACCTCAGCATTTCTGTCGCCTGATTTCGCGTCTTTGCGAAATCCTGAGACTGCCCGTCTAGGCGGTCAAGCCTGATTTCGGCGACCAGCCGCGTTCGGGCCGAAAATGATGGAGCACTTCGGTTTCATTTTCTAGAGCACCTGCTCTCTGTCACACGGCTCCGTGGCTTTGAAGCCTAGCACACCTGCGGCGTGCTTTGGGCGGCTTCAGCCACTCCGACCGTGTGTGGCAGAAAGCAGGTAGAAAATGAAACACGAAGTATCATTTTCGTCAGCCGAACTTGCTGGTCTTGAAATCAAGACCGCCAAGACAGGCAAGGATTACGCAAAGGGCGTAATCATTCTCAGAAATGATGAGGGCAAGTTTCAGGCTTCCCTCCCATTTCTATGCTTCACAGCAGCAGTTGGACACCTCCGCTCTTTGGAGCAGCAGGAGCACTCAATTGAACTTGTCGGTGGCGAGACACCAGAAACTACAGAGCAACGCCCTCGTGCTAATGTTTCTGGCTGGTTTCGCACCAGCAAAACTGATAAGGGCTGGACGACTAGTTTTATGGTTGAGTCTGTAAACTAGATAAAGAAGGGCTGGTGTTTTTGCCAGCCCTTTTTTATTATCTCCGCTGTAATGTCTATGGCTGTCTGCGCTCCTACTATTATCGGGCGTCTGCAAGCAGGTCCCGATAACGCCTATCGGCACCATCGCCATAGGCAGCGCAGAACTAGCCATTAGACATTACGTCAGGGACTTAGAATCCCTGACAGCGCCTATGACCTGACTGTTAGTCATAGGTAGAGTTACAAAATATGACTCATCTGACCCTTTATGGGTCAATGAGTCAATGATAATTCTTGGGCGTTACACGAGTCTATTCGTTGTTGTAAAACGAGCGCTCAAAAATACCACAGCCTGGCAGACAGGCCGTCAAGTGGTCGCTTCTGATAGCAGACGTAGGCTCGCACTTGACTGCCTTGCCAGCCTGTGGTGAGAGGAAAGCGCTCTCAAATGGAGAGTGTATATAAATAAAGGAGATAGAAATGTTTGAAGGTTGGTTTATTATTGGTGCTAGATTATGTAAAGATTGTAAGATAGATGTTGATATAAAGAATGTAGGTATTGATTGTGAAGATTTAGGGAAAGAACATATATGGCACAATGATAGTTGGGAAGATATGTGTTGTGTATGTGGTAGAGATTATGAGATGGTGTGGAAATGAAAGTATATAAGAGAGGATTAGAACCTAAGGGATGTTTATATGTTGGTAGAGGTAGTGCTTGGGGTAATCCATTTAGGATAGGTATTGATGGAACAAGAGCAGAAGTTATTAGTAAGTTTAGGACTTATGCTTTACAAAGATTAGCAAGAGAAAAAGATTGGTTAGTTCCATTAGTAGGTAGGAATTTAGTATGTCATTGTGCGCCTATGCCCTGCCACGGAGATATAATTATAGAGTTGATAAATGATATACTGATTCGCACTACCCCGCACCAGGGTGACGGGGCAGTGCTCAATATGAAAGAAGGAGACTAAAATGAATGATGTAGTTGAAGTAACTAATGGCATAACTATTGCTACCGAATGTTATGACTGTGTATCTATCGCAGACTATGGGTATACCTGTAGAGTATGTGATGAACAAGATGAAGCCAGAGAAGATGTGATGGCTTGGAATCACAGGGCTGAAGAAAGACTAGCCGAAGGTGATGTCATAACAGATTTGAGCGAACCACCAGTCGCTTCTGACTGGATAGGTAGCCATACTAGAACAAGTGATGGTCGTATCAGAGATGAGTTTTCGCCTGTTACT